AGTGTATTAATCCTTGAACTAGAAATACTACTCATAAGTTTTCGTATTGCTAGTAGCGTTGCGGTGTTTACTCTTGCAAGCTCACCAGAAGACAATGCAAGTATATCAACTACTTTCGCATTATCGGTTATCTCTACGTTTAGCTTGTCATTTGTAACGACAAACTCTAAGCTGAATCTACCATCAGATAGTTCTGCGAGGTACTCATTTGTCAAATCTTCCAAATCCTTTACAAGATTCTCGATTTTGTAGGCGAGTAAACCATTTGTACTAAAGGCTTTCTTTAGTATTTCTAAGTGTGCAGATTGCTCTTGTATCTTCGCTAAAGCTGCGACGAGTTCTTCGAGTTGAGATTGCATACCCTCCGATTGCTCCTCAATAATTGAGACACGAGTATTGTGGCGTTCCGCCAACATATTCTCACTACTTATTCTTTCTATCTCACTATGTAAGTTTCTCAACTTGGAAGAAAGTTCGTCAATCGAGGTCGAGATTTCGTCACCATCTAAAATTGTAGAAGGCAGACTACTATCCCAATCACGAATGTAATCTTCGTACACTCTTTGCTGGTTTTTCTGAATTATCACACGCTTATTATGTTCTTTCGCTTCCGCAATTTTTTCTTTCAGTATAACCGTTTCGTTCTGTGCAAGTTTTTTCGAATTGAAGTAAGTTGCGTTAAGTTCTTTCACTTTCTCCTCGTCTACTTCGTTCTCGCAAGTCGGACACTGTCCATCAAGTTCCGAGAGCTTATCCAAATGTGCTTGAGCTTCAGCCACTTTGGAACCGAAGGTTTCTTGTTGCTGCAGCATAGCAGTCAAGGATATCTCCTCTCCGACTGACTCTAGATGCCCTGAAGCTTCTAGTTGGTCTAACTGTTCTTTTACAAAATTATTATCTATAATTTTTTTATTATTTTCCGAAATCTTTTCAAAGTCGCTCTGTAATTGCCTTAAAGATGTCTCGTCTGTTTCTGATGGTTTTGGTAAATCTAAGATAGGAAGTATGTCTGTACTCTCTAATTTACTTTCTTCTAACCATTTCACTATAACATCAGACTTAGAGTTTAGTATTCCAAGCTCTATAGAAATCTCTCTAGCAGCGTCCTTGAATATATCAAAGAACTCTACATACTCTTCTAGCTTTAACAAATCAATTAGAAACTTTTTCCTGTTTGTATCTGTTGCAGTTAGAAACTGTAATGATGTGTTTGTATTCTGATATACTAACTGCGTGAAGGTCTTAAAGTCAAGCCCAAGTAAGTCTTGAACTGTCTTATAAGTGTTCGTTGCAGTATGGGATGAAATATCATCTCCATTTTTAAACAGTTTACATTTTATAGATGCCTTACGAGAAACATCAATCTCGTAGTCATCTTCATCTACCTGAAAGGTAAGATTAATAGAGTAGCCATTGTTGACAAATCTATTTTGTATCTCTTGTTTCTTTATCCCTTTACTATTCTTATTGAATAGGACTTCCTCGATAATAAGCGGAATGGAAGACTTTCCCATTCCATTAGTCCCAACGAGTTGGGTAAGGTTGCTGTCATTAAGGTCAAGAGTATTATTTTGCCCATAGCTGAAACAGTTATCCCAGCGTAGCGTTTTTAGAATAATCATTAAACACTCCCATGATTGATTTTATTTTATCGTCATTCAAGTTCAGTATAGCACTTAAGTACTCTACTAGTTCTTCATCCATTGTTAAGTCCTTGAGGTTAAGTGTAGCTTCACTACTTCGTTTTACTACTTTCTTATCCAACAGCTCAGAGTTTTTGATGTTTGCTAAGTCAGCTACGTCACCTTCTATCTCGTAGATAGTATGGTGAAAGTCTGTTGCAATCATTTCAACTTCACTACTTACTGTTTTTCTTATTAGCTGGGGCAGGTCAAACTGTTCCCAGTGCCAAGAATCATCTTCTTCGTCAATTAAAAGATAGCCCGTCTTAACTACATCTCTATGAAAAGATGTAGTCATGGGACTGCCTGGATATACAATGTTTCTCTGCGTATTGGAGTGACTATGTAGGTCACCTGCGTATACTACAGGAAAGTTATTGAATCTATCCAAGTCAACCTCTGGTGTCACATGAGGAGGTATTTCACCCCTCACATAAGTATATAAAGGTTTGTTGGGATTACATAACTCTATTCTACCTTTTCTATGCAAGTCTGCATAAGGTAGTATAGTTCCCCATGGAAACTCTGTCCATGCGTCTATAATCTCAACTAGTGGGTTTACATCAGTAGTAGCTCTCTTTAGATTACTAAAGAAGGTCTTATTCTTCTTAGTAGCTTCATGGTTACCATCATAAATGATAGTAGGTATAGTTACATCTTTTACAAAATCAAAGTAAAGTGTAAGCTCATCCATAGAAGGTACTCTGTCAAATAAATCACCACCTATAATGTGCATACTAATATCTTCATTATTCTCTAGCTTATGAATAGCTTCGAAGAACAACTTGTATCTAGAACATGCCCATGCCATCGGTACGTTTTTTTGACCTAGCTTAATATGCCAGTCTGCTGTAAATAATATCATTTCTTAAGAAATGCTGAATTCTGAGTCAACATCTGAAGGGGCTTCCGCTCCACCAGCTGGTTGAGTAACTCTTTGTAAAAGCTCTAACTGTGCATCAGGTGTAGGTCTTGCTAGTACATCGTCCATTGAACGTAGTTCTGCAACTGCTCCCTGCTCACCTTCTGTTAGAGGTCTTGGTTTGCACTTGAGTGCTTGTAGTCTGTACTCGACATTAAATGCCATAGGTCCAGTCTTAACTCTTTGGAAACAAACGTCCCACCCAGTCTCAGGGTCGGTAGGATCGCCTAAATCTTCTGCGGCAACCATGATTTGTTCCATTAGTTTTTTCTTTAGATTGACAACTTTAACCTTGCCATCTTGTGGGTCAATAGCTTGAATAGCGTATGCCCAACCACATTTTAACTCAGGGAAGAAAGACCTTACATGGTCTGTTTCCTTGTTGTTAAATGTTTCTGTGTTACGGTCGAAAGCTAGACATTCCATAGGAATATTCTTGCCATTTTCTCCCTTAATCCAGTAAACATACCTCGGGAGTATGTCTCCTACTAGTCTGAAGACATTGTCTCCTTCTTTGTAAGTGTACTGGTCGATTGAGGATTTTTTTGCACTCCCCTGTGCTTCTCCGAATTTTAGTGCCATTATGTTCTCCATTTAGCGTTATCTTCAAATAGAAAGTGTACTAGACCATTCTCTATCCGAAGCAATCTGTTGCGATTTACTATATTTTCACTAACAGGTAGATGTATCAACTCTAGTGTTGTCTGCCCCGTTTGTCTGTAATTAAAATAATTTCGGTATGAAGCTATTGCGATATATTCCGCAGCTTCTTTATTGCTATAATTTTTTCGTTCTACAAGTAGTTGCCTTGGATTGACAAGAAAGCTGTCTCCTACAAAACTCTTTCCAAAGTATTTGTAAGTTTTGTCTTTCCTACTAGCAGGAACAATTTTATATGTTAATAAATGAACTATAGTAAGAATAGAAATAGAATCTCCATTGGTCTCACTTTTTATCTTTTCCCAATTATATTTTATCATATATTATAACAAATTTTGAAACCCATGTCAAGACATATTTTTCGGAGGTCATTACAGGGTTGATATTTCATAACCCTGTTTAATATAGTAGCCTAGTCGTAGACTAGCCTGTCTCTTTGCCGTTTTTCCTATTAAATTAATGTCTACGACTATAGGTTGTTGTTTTCCTTCATAGTCTCTAATTACCCTTCCAATGAGCTGTGTAAGTAACGGCTCATTGTTTACTGGTGTTGCGAGTATCAAACAGCTTAGAATATTTAAAGAAATACCCTCTGAGAATATAGACTGTGTCCCATACAGAACGTCTTTGTCCTCAAAAATCTGTGCTATTATATCTGCTCTATCTTCGTGATGGACTTTGCCCGTCACACAAACTGCGTTGCTACCAGTGAGCTCCGCGCAGTTTCTAAGGAAGTCTACTCTATCAGATACTACTAACACTTTGTGACCCTTAGCCGCGTATGATGACGCAGCCATTGCCACAGAATGTTGGTACTCTGGGTTGTAAGCTAACTCATTAATTCTGTTTGCCCAAGGTATACCATTTCCGTCCATGAAGCGTATATCTATTGGTAAGATATGCACTTTAGGCATCATAAAGTTTTCCTTAGGTGGTTTCATTACATTGTTTCCAAAGTAATCTCGGAATACTACATGTCTACCATCTTTTCTTTGTAATGTACCTGTGAGTCCAATCTTATATCTAGCACAATTCTTATCTACTATTCTAGAAAATGACCTTGCACTTACGTGATGCATTTCATCTAGTATGAGAGTGCCAAACTCTTGTCGTATTTCGGGAATCTTTCTATACAAACTTTGTATATTCCCAATTACGACTGGACTGTCTAATTCAAATTTACCACTACCTATAATTCCAGGCGTGATACCAAAAACTTTCTTTACTTCATCTTCCCACTGCTTTCTTAGAGCTAAGGTGTGGGTTATCACTAGGGTTTTCTGACCCAGCTTCTCAGCTATTGCAAGACCTGTAAATGTCTTACCCCAACTTACCCAAGCGTTAATTATGCCGCCGTCTCCAATCTCGTCATATACTGACTGTTGGCTTGGTCTTAATGTCATATTAAACTTGGGGAAGTCTACTGGCTTTAGTACTCTCTTATCTACTACTTCGTGGTCTGCGGGGATTAGGTCTATTCTGCCCACCGGTATAGCTACTAGTCCCTGTCTTATAAGTGCCATATTTTTTATAATGAGTGGTGGGTCACCGAACTTAAACGTGGGTATGGCATACGTAAGTTCGTCGTCAATCTTTTTCTGTTGAGCAGGTAATACTTCTAGATAAATTCTGTCACTTATAACTGCTTTCATTTTATCCAGTGTATTCCTTGTAATTCTTCTATATCAGACCAGACAAACCATGCATAGTCTATTGAGTCAGTTCCTTTACCTGTAAATGAAGGTCGTTTACTAAGAATAAATAATCCATCAGGTGGAAACTGTTGCCAAAAGTCATATCTTTTTTGGCTACCTAAAAAGTTTATTCTTAATAACATTATTACTGTAGGTGCTAGGGACATTGCGTGTTCAATAAATTCCTGTGCTAATGAGAAGGGAGGATTAGTAAATATTAAATCAACATCTTCATTATAATCAAAGAAGTTTTTTCCTTCTTCTATTTCTGAGTATGTTGTTTCTATACCTTTATTTTCTAAGAATCTTACTATTCTCC